ATCGCCATTAGCGGTAACTCCCCCAGCGGTGGGCGTCGAGCAAGGATTTCACGCCGAACGGAACTTCCGCCAGCGATCCGGCATCAGCAGCCATTCGCTTTTCGTAGAACAGGCCCACAAGCATGAGCACGGCCGACCGGATCGCAGCCGGCACGCTTGAGCCGCTGGCCCCGTAGCCGGCCCACCACGTAACGCTGATGGCGTTGTCATCAAGCAGGTGCGGCGGCCACGTCTGGCCGTAAAGCGTCTTGACCGCCCCCGGCGTACTGGCACGGTCGACGCGGTAGCTGGCCGTCGAGTAGGTGGCCGTGGTGCCGTTCTCATACGTGAACGTCAGGGCCACAGCCGTGGCCGTGCCACTGGAAACCATCGGCGGCCTGGGCAGCTCGATGTCGTGCGTGCCGTCAGGCGGAAACGCATCGAACCGCATGACCCACTGCGTATCCACCAGCGTGCGGTCTAGGTACTGCTCGCACCACTCACGGGCCGCAGTGATCAGGGTGCCGATGTACGCGTCGTCATCAGACACGTCGACCCGCAGGTGGGCCTTGGCCTCGGCCAGCGTGACTGGTTCAACGGCCGGCGCTGTCTGGCGTGTCAGGCTTCGGTACTGCACGGCGTCCTCGTTTCCTCGGGGTGGCGTCGGCCGTCTCGGCCTGGTGCTCGACGGCTGCCGTCTCGATCAGTTGTTGCTGGCGGTCCTCAACGGCGACGCCTTGCGCCAGCAGCTGCGTGGCGAGCCCGCCCGCCAACTCAACAACCTGCCCAGTGCGGTAGCCTCGCCATGCACGTAGAAACCTCAGTGTCTTCATTCAGCGGCACTCCATGCAGATTCCGGGGGCTTTTGCGTCTGGGTGTACTGGTTGGCCCACTGAAACACCGGCTGACTCAGATCCTTGCCGGGCCACGTCACGACGTATTCGCCGTGGCCGATGCAGACCCGTGGCGTGACGTAGACCTTGTTGCCGCTTTCTCGCCAGTTCGACCAGAAATAGATATCAGGGTCGCGGCGGCCATCGTTCCATGAGCCGTCAGGGCTTGGCTTGCACCAAAACCATGGTTTCTTAGCCCGCTTCAGTGCAGCGGTCGACAGGATCGTGCAGCCAAAGTGTGCCGAGTCAACTTCTTGGACTGGGGCCTGGAACCATTCCCGAGGCACGGACGTGCTGCCGCCTTCGGGCGGATTGTCTAGGCAGCCCTTCAACGTCAGCATCGGGCGGCCGTCTTCCCTCTTCGTCTGCAACGGGGCCAAGGCGTCGCACTGGAACGTGAGAGCCAGGGCAAACAGGTGTTCGATATCCGCTTGGGAGAAAAAACTGTCGTAGTCGATCAGCAGCAGGTACTCGCACTTGTCGATGAACTGTTCAAAAATCCGGGTATTCACCTGATCCCAAAAAACGCCGGTGCCCATGGTCGGGCGGATGCCCAACGGCATGAGAGCCTGAGCCCACGCGAAGTGATTCGCCGTGAACGAAAGCCGAGGCATCGACAGACACGCCTCAACCCTGATATCGACCTCGCTTCTACCCACCCGGACGATCATGCGTGCCTCGCAAAAAGAGAGCGGGCGGCCCTTATCCAGAGCCGCCCGCTCAGCGTTGCACAGGTGTCAAGCCGTCAGGCTCACGCACCCTTGAGGGCGATGACCGGACCGGCGGCCGTGTCGCTGCCCAGCGTGTGCCACGAGATCGCCACGCGGGCGGTCGCACGCAGCACCGTCTGGTCGCTCAGGAACGCGACCTGATCGCTCGAGGCAAGCTCGATGCCCTGGCGGATGCCGAAGATCGCCGCGTTGGCGAGGTTGGCATACAGGGCCATCACGTTGCCCGTCTGGTCGCCGGCACCCGGCATCTCGTCGGTCAGCACCACAGGCTTGCCCATGAAGGTCAGGCCCAGGCCCTGCGTCAGGCCGACCGAACCGCCTTGGGCGGCGTCGAGGGCCTGCATGCAGTCCGCGAAGAAGTACGGGCTCACGAACCACTTCGCCCCGCTTTGGCTGTGCGAGGGCATGGTCGCCATCATCCGCAGCAGGTTGGCCTTGGTGATCTCGTCCGGGGTGTCGCCGGCACCGGTCACCAGGCTGGCGGCATAGGTGGCCGACGAGCCCGCGAGGATACCGTTGGCCGTCAGGATGCCAGCCACGCTCGGAGCCGAGCCGCTGTTGCCGTTGAACGCGATGTTTTCGATCGCGTTGGTCAGCGTCAGCGAGAGCTCGGCCGCAATCCAGTCGGAGTAACCGGCCGGGTTGGCGGCGTCGCTCAGCAGCTCGTTGGAAACCTTGGTGGCCGCCGTCACCTTCTTCGCCGTCAGCGTGACCTGGGTGCTGGTCGGGTCGCTGTCGGTGATGGCAACGTTTTCGTTGATCCAGTACGCCGTGGCACCGGCCGTCCGCTTCGGGACCAGCACGACGTCACTGGGCATCGGGATGTTCAACGCGTTGGAAGCAAACGCCGAGTTTTCCGTGACCAGCCGCAGCACGGTGTCCGACAGGATGTCGGGCACGAACGCCGCACCGGTGGTCGAACCGGTCGAACCCTGAGCACGGGTCTCGATGCCCGCGTCGTCGCACCACCGCTTGGCCTCGGAGTCACGCAGGAGCGACGCACGCAGCCACATGCCGGCCTTGTACGCCTCTTCATGCGACCGGAACGCCTTGAGCCGGCCGGTGTACGGCATGGGCCGGATCACGGCCTTAGGCTCATCGGCACGCACCTCGGGGGCCGGGGTGCAGCGATCCACCACCGACCGCAGGCTCTTGGACGACTCGACCACCGACTTCTCGAAGTCGATCTTCTTGGCGAGCTTGGCGGCGTCGGCCGTCAGCGTCTCCAGCTCCAGGTCACGCTCGGCAATCTTGTCGGCGTCGCCTTCGACGGCACGCACGGCGTCGATCCGGTTGGCGAGGGTAACGGCCTCGTCCTGCAGCTTCTTGAGGTTGTCCATGTTCGGTGAGACTCCTGCGGCGGTATTGCCGATGGAGTTCACGTTAGGACTTTGGGTGTGGCCCCTTGCAGAACCGCACTTCCGAAAGTGTTGTTTTCACAAACGCGACCGCACGAGCACCGCACCGCGGGCAACGCAGATACCGCTGCCGCTCGTCACCGCACGGGCGACTTGAACGGGTACGCAGTCGCTCGCCGCAGGTGCAGCGTGGTTCAGACACGGCGAAGCCTCAGAGACCACGCCGCAGCGGCGTCACGGGCCAGCGACCGCACGGCCTTCTTCACTTCGGGCTCAACGTCGGGATCGGCTTCGACGGCCGCAGCCTGCGATGCCAGCCACGCCTCATAGGACCGCTGGGCCACGACGGCCGAGGTGGCGCTGCCATAGGCCGGCACGTTCACGGGGCCAACCTCGTACAGGCCGGATGCCTCAACGATCTCGCGGATCGCCTTGCCGCCCTCGTCAGTCGTGAACCGCTCGCCCTTCTGTGACACCGTGAACGCGAACGAGCTGCCCCGCAGGTTCCGAGAACGCACCAAGGCCAGAACGTCACGACCGGCCGAGGTGTCAGGCGGCTCGACCATGTACGAGATCCCGCGATCGTCGGCAATGATCTCGAGCGTGCCGGCCGACTCGCGGCCCAGCAGCATGTCGCTGTTGTGGTTGTAGTAGCTCAGGATCTCGCCCTTGCCCCGCTGGCGGTTCAGTACCCGGTCAAAGGCTCCGGGCAGGACGCGTTCCCGAAAGCCGCCGAGATCAAGGGACAGACGGTTATAGGGCACCGCCAGGCCCCGGATCGCCTCGCGCCCACTGGCACGGGTCTCCAGAACCAGCTCGCACTCGGGAGCCTCTTCAACGGTCAGGCAGCGGCGTTCAAGTTCCATCGGCGGCGTCCTCCTCTTCGGCCTGGTCTTCGGTGTCATCGGCCGGGGTGTCTTCCACCTCAGCGGCTGGTGCTGGCGGCTCCTGGCCGACCTTGTCCAACGTGGTCATGTTCAACTGAACGAAGTGCTTGTCGCCCTCTGGCCCGATAGGGTTCAGGTTCTCAAGCTCGCGGATCTCGTTCACCGTCATCCAGCCATTTTGCAGGGCCGAAACGTAGTAGGCCGAGCGGCTCGCGTGATCGCCACGCAGCAGGCCGCTCACGCTGTGCTCGGCAAAGTACCGCTCGTCGTCCACGATCAGGTCGCGGCTGATGGCGGCTTCCCACCGCTTCAGATGACTAAGCAAGCAATGCTGAACAAATTCCGTCGATTGAACTTCAATATTTGAATACGTCGAGCGGGTGAGGTCTTGGATCATGTGTGGCGGCACACGGAACGCCCGGCAGATTTCAATGACCTGATACTGCCGAGTTTCCAAGAACTGGGCCGCCTCGTTGCTGCCGCTGAGCTCGTGAGCCTTGACGCCGTTGGGCAGGACCGCCGTGCGGAAAGCCCGATCCGGCCCACGGTGCATCCGCTCCCACTGCTCGCGGAGCCGCTCGGCCGCCTCCACCGGAATCGGATTGTCAGACTCCAGCACGATGCCTGGCCGGGCACCGTTGCCGAAGTAGGTGGACCCGTGGGCCTCCAACGCTTGGGCCAGCCCAATGGCGTTTTGGAAAATCTTGTAGGTCGGGATCGGCTTGATGCCGTCCTCGGTCGTGAACCGCAGGCAGAAGATCTGGGACTGCGAGTAGACCGTCTGCCGGCCGCTGGGCTCGCGGTACGTGTAGCGGACCGTGCCGTCTTCCAGCCGCTCGCACTCCATGCGGGAACTGTGCAGCGGCCACAGCTCCGAGACCGCACCTCGAGCACCTGGGCGAATCTCGGCGTAGCTGGCACCGTAGTGCAGATACATGCCGGTCATCCAATCCCGAAACTCCTGGGCCGTCTGCCACGGGTTCGGCTGCATGTGCAGCAGCCGATACACCGGATGGGTCGACGCCTTCGCCTTGCCGCCATTCGGCACCCGCTCATAGACGTGCAGCGGCAGGGCCGAGACAGCGTCCGAGATGACCCTGATGCAGGCCGTGTAGGCTGAGCACGCCATGCTGTTATCGGCGTTGACGCGAATGCCAGACGGCGTGCGAGACGGCGAAACCTCGGGCCAGTCGATGCCACGCAAGTCGTACATGCGGTAGTCGGCCAGGGCGTTTTCGGTCATAGCGAGATAATGTCCCAGGACTGCTCTGGTGCCGGTGCCGTCGCCGTGGCGTGTAGGCCGAGGCCCATGATCAGAGAAACGATGCCGTCAATCCGCTCGGTGCTCTTGGCCTTGCTGGGCTTGATGTTGCCTTGATGGTCACTCTGAATCGCCACGTTCGCCGCCATCCACGAAAGCACCGGATGGCTGGCGTGACGCAGCCGCTCCGACAGCACGGCGTTTTCAAGCTGGCGGCTAGGGCTCGACATGCTGCCGTATCCCTGCCCAAAACCTACGACGTTTAGCCCCTCTCCTTGCAGTTGCGTGGCCAGCTGCGTGGCGTTCCAGCGGTCAATGCCGATCTGCCGGATGTTGTATTGCTTGGATAACTCAACGATGTCACGCCTGATCACGTCGTAGTCGGTGACGTTGCCATCGGTCGCTCTGATGTGACCGTCACGAATCCAGCCGACGTAGTCCACCTTGTCCCGCAGCGTCCGCTCGGCGGCGTTCTGCTCAGGCACCCAAAAGAACGGCACTACGTCGAAGGTGCCGTCAGCGTCCTGGCTCACAAGCACCAGGGCCGACAGGTCGGTCGTGCTCGCCAAGTCCAGCCCGGCGTACCACTCACGCTGGCCCAGGTCGCCACGCAGTGGGCCGCCGCACTTGGCCCAGTTGTCGGGCGACAGCCACCGCACGTCCTGCGTGGTCCAGACGTTCAGCCTGTACCGCAGGAAGGCGTTGAGTTTGCTAGGCGACTGGTCCGCTTCTCGGGCATCGGCCGCGAACGATTCCACAGTTATCGTCTCGCCAAGCGACGGGTTGGCCTTGTGCCACGTGGCCTCATCTTTCCAATCGTCTTCGGGCGACGCCGCGTAGATGCACCCAAAGAAAGCCGGGTCTACCGTGGGATCGGCAATGCACCGCTCGGCGTAGGCGTGCTGCTCCCAGCAGATGCTTTTGCGGTCAAAGCCCGCCGTAGTGATCGACAACAGCAGCGGGGATCGCCTGGCAGCGCCGCCATACCGCAGGGCATCCCACAGCCGCCGATCCCGCTGGGCGTGCAGCTCGTCAAACAGCAGGGCGTGAATGTTGAGCCCCTCGGCCCGGAACGCATCGGCCGAGAGCACACGGTAAAACGAGTTGCTCGCCTTGTGCACGATGGTCTTTCGGCTGTCGATCACCTCGAGGTGCTTGGACAACCCAGGCGAAGCCCGCACCATTGACGCCGCCTCGCGGTAGATGATGCCAGCCTGCTCGCGGTCACAAGCCGCACCGTAGACTTCCGCCCCCGGCTCCGAGTCGAAAGCCGTCATGTACAGGGCGATCCCGGCCAGCGTCGTGGACTTGCCCTGCTTTTTCGGCAGTTCGATATATCCAACTCTGTGAGTTCGCGTGCCGTCTGGATTCAACCGGCCGAACAACTCACGCATCACGTGGTGCTGCCACGGCAAGAGCTTGAACGGCTTGCCGGCGTTTTGCCCCTTGCTGTGCCGCAGGATGTTCTCAAAGAAGTGCACGACACGGCGATACCGCCGCTCGCCTTCTTCGCAGAGCTCAGGCCCCGTGGAGCTTGAAGAACTCTTCGACTTCGTCGGTTGGCTTTTCTTCCTTGGCACCGAGCCGCGTCCTGCTGGTTGGTGTCAGGCCAAACTCGCCCATTAGCGACGCCTGCAGGCTCACTAATCCGCGATACAAGGGACCGGCCGGGTTGGGTTTGACGCCGCCTAAGTCCGTGTGCATCACCGGCCCGCCGGCTCGCAGCTCGAGCAGGCACGCCTGCGTTGCAGCGTACACCTCGCATAAAGTCGCCAGCGCCTCGCCATCGGCCTGGGTGAGCGTGCCGAGGCCCAGCAGGATCGGCACCAACTCCTCCCACTTCTCTACTGCCAAGGGCTCGACCATCAGCCGCTTCGGCATCGGCGGCGCTCCGGCCGGGGCCGGCAGGTCGGGCCGGATCTTTCGCTTGCCTGGGTTGCCGGCCAGCCGTTTGGCGGCCTCGGGGATCGGCTTTCGGCCTCTGGTCATGGCTCAGCCCAAAAACGCCGCCGGATTTTGCGGCCGCGCACGCGAGAG